CAATCATGGAGAAAGCCCTGTTTCGCCTTTTGCCAAACACAGCCTAGAACGTCAGGGACGGCGGGTCGTTTTTGCGGGAGACTCAACCATCCGCCAGTGGCGGAGGATCAGGGAGATCAACGGCCGGCCTATCGACTGCGACATTCTCTCGGTACCCCACCACGGTGGTATCGTCTGGGATCATGCAGCGGAGTTGGCATGGCTTTATCATGATGGCGTCAAACCACGTCATGCCGTGGTTTCCGTATCGACAAGCAACACGGATCAGCATCCGCGTCGTGAGGTTATTGAGGCAATTTCGCACTCAGGATGCTCGGTCGCGTGTACCCAGATCACGGAACGCTGCTGCGACGCATTGGAAAGCCTACGGCCTGGAGTGCTCACACCAAGGCTCCCTGGCACATCACGCAAGACGACGAATCGCACGCCCACTGGCAGAAGCCGCAATGTCGCTTGCGCCGGGACGATGCTCGCGGAGCTTCGAGACGGCCGTCTCGAGATTCATCGATTGGCGGAGCTTACCGCAGCGGTTGACCGTTTGGCATCGACGGCTACTGGGCATCCCTTATGTCGTTAGCTCCGTGGTGAACGCCTCGTCGAGCCGATAGATCCCCGCGGTCAACCGAGCGATCGAATCCGAACGATCCGCAGCGGCAGGTTGCGCAACGACAACCGAGGCCCTCCCACGGCTCGGCCCTCTCCCTCATCGCCCGGAATTGACCTTCTGAGGCTCAATCCAATCCTACCGCCGATCGCTCGGCCTTCGAGCCAAGAATGCCCCCTTGACGGTCCCGCCCAGGTGGGGGGCCGCACTGCTCGCGACGCAACGCCGTTGATGTGCTCGGCCGGGCCGTGAAGTCACCGCGTGGAGAAGACTGATGACGAACGAAATCCACGCGCAAACCGGGATCTTCGCGACCAACGTCGCCGCCTCGGGCTGGTGGGTCTGCAACGCGTTCTATCAGCACGGGCCAAGCTGGCAGATGGTGCCCCCAATCCTGATCGGCGCGGCCAGCTTCGTCGGGGCGCTTCGCGGCTATGCCAACGATCGGCAGGCGCGACAGCACAAGGACGAGCTCCATCGGCTCGAAGTCGAACGCCGGAGAGAAGCCGCAAACGTCAGTCGCTGACGAATCACCTCATTGGGATAATTCCATGCCTGATTTCCAATGGCGTGAAGACCGGATCAACGCGGCACAGCTCCTTGCGGACGGCACCCTTACGGTTACCGAAATCGCGGCGCGGTGCAACGTGACGCGCACCACGATCTACAACTGGAGGCAGTACCCCGAGTTCGCCGCCCGGATCGCCGAGCACCTCGAAGAGTTCCGCCAGGAAGTCAGGCGCAGGGGGCTCGCCAGCCGGGAGCGCCGGGTCGAAGCGCTCAACGACCGGTGGGACCGGCTCCGGCAAGTGATTGAGGAGCGGGCCAACGACCCCACTCATGCGAAGGTGCCCGGCTGGAAGACCGGCCTCTTGGTCCACAACGTCAAGGGGGTCGGCGGGGGCGAGAATGCCACGGTGGTCGACCTCTACGAAGTCGATACCGGGCTGCTCAAGGAACTGCGCGAGCACGAGAAGCAGGCGGCGCAGGAGCTCGGCCAGTGGACCGAGAAACACGCCGTCGAGCAGACGGAGAAGAAAGTCTACATCACTGTGGGCCCCGACCAACTGTGATTACCCCTGCAAATCGCCCGTACGAGCCGTTCGGCGCGGCGAAAGACGTCTGGACCGACCGCAGTGACGAGGTCCTGCTCAGCGGCCCGGCCGGGACCGGCAAGTCCCGCGCCTGCCTCGAAAAGCTCCACGCCGTCTGCCTGCGCTGGCCGGGAGCGCGATGCCTGATCGTCCGGAAGACGCGCGAGTCCCTCACCGAAACGGCCCTCGTCACCTACGAGGAAAAAGTCCTCCCGGCGAATTCGCCGATCGCCGAAGGACCGCGACGGAGCCACCGCCAGGCGTACCACTACCCCAACGGCTCGACAGTGGTCGTCGGCGGCCTCGACAAGCCCGGCAAGGTGATGTCGACCGAGTACGACCTGATCTATGTTCAAGAAGCCATCGAACTGTATGAGAACGACTGGGAAGCCCTGACCACCCGCCTCCGCAACGGGGTCGTCCCGTTCCAGCAGATCATCGCCGACACCAACCCCGACCGCCCCACCCACTGGCTCAAGCAACGGGTCGATCGCGGCGCCACGGTGATGCTCGAAAGCCGCCACGAGGACAACCCCACCCTCTGGGACCGAACCGAAAACCGTTGGCTGGCCCAGGGGCATGCCTACATCAGCAAGCTCGACCGCCTCACCGGGGCACGCAAACCGCGCCTTCGCCACGGCAAGTGGGTCCAGTCCGAAGGGGTCGTCTACGAGGATTGGGATCGCCAGGTCCACATCATCGACCCGTTCGCAATCCCCCCTTCATGGCGGCGGATCCGGGCGATCGACTTCGGCTACGCGAACCCGTTCGTCTGCCTCTGGATCGCGATCGACGACGACTGCCGGATGTACGTCTACCGCGAGCTGTACCACACCAAGCGAACGGTTAAGGTCCACGCCGCCCAGATCAACGCGTTGAGCGAAGGGGAATCCTACGACTTCAACGTAGCCGACCACGACGCGGAGGACCGGGCCACCCTGCTCGAGAACGGAATCGCGACGGTACACGCCCGCAAGGATGTGTCGCCCGGCATCGAGGCGGTTCAAGAGCGGCTGAAGGACGCGGGCGACGGCCGGCGCAGGCTGTACGTCTTCCGCAACTGCCTGGTCGAGCGCGATCCCTCCCTGGTCGAAGCGAAGAAGCCGTGCAGCGTCCTCGAGGAGTTCGACTCCTACTCGTGGCCGAAAGCGCCCGACGGCAAGGCCGTCGAAGAAGCCCCCGAGAAGCTCTACGACCACGGCCTGGACGCGCTCCGCTATGCCACGATGTCGATCGATCGCGGCGTTACGGCGATTGTGCCGGCGGCCGTCCTCGAGGCTCGTGAACTGGCCGAACAACAAGCCGCCGAAGCCGCCTATCGCGACGTGAACAACCCCTTGTGGTGGGGCTAAGCCCCTTCGGCCCGCCACGATTTAAGCCGATCCCCCAGCCCGGTCCCAGGGAGGGGAGGAAGAGGGATCGTCGGGTGGTTGGGTGGCCTGGACAACTTGTTGTCCGGGTGGCGAAGCCACAAGAGGTCTGGGACAAAACCAAGTCTTCGAGCGGGCTGCCGAGCTGAGCGCAACCCCTCTTGTCGCTCCGCGACCACGGACAACAAGTTGTCCGGGCCACCCCAAACAAACGGCCGACGGCCTCGGGTGACACACAACCCGTGAACAGAAGCCCCGGTCGTTGCCCCACGGGCTTGAATCCAACCCGCCGCCGTTCGCGTTCGTCCGCTGTGTATCTCCCTTCTCATCCCCCTCCCCCACCACGATCGAGGCGTCGCTCTCCGTGCCACGCATGTCCGCAGAAATGAGCATGTGGCTCCGCGAGGAGACCAAGGCCCAGCCCCTGGGGATGACCTCGTACGGGTCGGGGGGCGGTCCTTTGTTTTCCGACGCCTTCCGGTTTCGGCGGGCTCCGTCGTTGCCTGCGCTGGCGGAGGCTTATAAATCGGTCATCTACACGGCGGCCCGCATCAACTCAGATGCGGTCGCTCGGGTGCCGCTCCGGCTGATCCGCGTCGGCCGATCCAAGGGGGATCGGGCGAAGTATTGCGAGGCGGTCCCGGTCGCCAAGTCGGTCAAGAACCGGCTGCAAACCCTGGCGCACACCGCCAAGGCGATGGCGGGGGCCGGTGAGGTCGAGGAGATCACCGGCGAGCACCCCCTGCTCCGCCTGATCCAGAACGTCAACCCGGTGATGGACCACAACCAGCTCATCGCCTACACGGTCATGAGCATGGACGTGGTGGGCACAGCCTTCTGGTGGCCGACCGAGTTCATCCTCGGCTGTCCTCGCGAGTTCTGGCCGCTGCCGCCGCACCTCGTGACCCCGATCATGCGGGACGGCCTGGTGCCGGCCAAGTACCAGTTCGGGGCCACTCAGTACGACCCCACCGACCTGCTCGTGTTCAAGCACCTGTCGATGAAGAATCCGTACGGCCTCGGGATGTCCCCCACCCAGGCCGCGATCGAGTACGCCCGGTTGGAAGACACGTTCGTGTCGATCCAGGACGACCTGCTCAGCAACGGCCCCAGGCCTTCGGTCGTCATCAGCCACAAGGACCCGAAGGGGGCCTTCGGCGCGGCCGAACGTCAGCGGCTCGACAACGACATGAACCTGAAGGGCCGAGGAGGCCGCGCCGGGGGTGCCTTCGTGGTCGACGGCGCTGTGTCCGTCACGCCGATCTCGTGGACCCCGGCCGATCTGGGTGCAATCGAGATCTCGAAATATGACCTTGAGCGAACGCTCGGTTGCTTCGGCGTCCCGGTCTCGATGGTCACGAACGAGAGCAGTAACCGCTCCGTCGCCGACGCAGGGCTGGAGCAGCACGCCCGCAATGCCGTCGAACCGCGCTGCAAGTCGATCGCGAGCACACTCACCCGGTGGACCCACGCCCTCGACCAGAGCGGTCAGCGGCACTGGAGCAAGCTCTTCTGGGTGTTCGACGACTGCGTCCCCCAGGACGACGTGGCCAAGGCCGACCTCGCCACCAAGTACGTCGCCATGGGCTGGCCACTCAACGCCGCCCTGACCGACTCCGGCCGCGACGCCGTCGAGGGGGGCGATGTCAGCTTCGTGGCCTCCGGCCTCCAGGCACTCGAAAACGCGGTCAAGCGGCCGGAGAGCCATGAACAAGCGAGCGAGACTGAGGACGACGACGACGAAGCCCCCCTCACCGACCAGGCCGAGGAGGATGACGACGAGGCGATCGCGTCGGACCTGAAGGCCGCAAAAAAGCCGAAGACGACCAATAAACCAAGGAAACCCCAGGGATCTGCAAGCCACTCCGGTTGCGGCACCGGGGCCGGCGGATTTCAGCCCGGAAACACATGCGCGACCGGTGGCCGAGGAGCGACCCCAAAGCCCAAGCCCAACGCAAGCACCAAGCCCAACGCAAGCACTAAGCCCAACGCAAGCACCAAGCCCAACGCAAGCACCAAGCCCAAGCCCAACGCAAGCACCAAGCCCAA